CAAACCACGCTCGTCAGTGAAACCAGCAATGTCAATCAGCATCTGCTCAAGAGAAGTCTCGTTGAGGTCCGCCGCAGTTGACAAAAGGTTGCGCTGGTTACCAGACAATGATGGGTGTGCAGAAGAACACAGAGCCGCGCCGTCACCAATCGCGTTAGCACCCGTGTTGAACGCGTTGTTCAGAATAGATGCTGCCTTGATTTGCTTTGTCTGCGCCATAGAGCGAGCCAGAGCTTTGGTGTAACGAGATGCGAGACGATCATACAGATTGTCTTCAATTGCTTCTTCCGTAATAGAGAACGCAAGAGCAATTGTCTCATGTGTGTAACGCGCAGTGTAAGTTTCCTGTGCATCGTCAAAGTTGATGGCTGCGCCTTCCCCTTTAACTGGTGCCGTGGAAAACCCGCCGAGCATTACTTCCTCTTCGAATGCACGATCCGAAGACTCTTCTTCAAAAATTTCGGCATGTTCGTTTTCATAACGATCATACTCAAGTCCGAACAAGGCGTTAAGGCCGGGTTCCAACTCTTTCGCTAATTGTGCGCGAGAGATAGCCATATTTCAGCCCTCCTTAAATGCCTGTTGACAACGACGTAGTTTGCGAATCAGAAGCCGCAACTGGCGCGTTGTGGTGGAAGTTAAAACGAACAACATAGTTCACACCGGCTGCGTCATAGTCCAAATTCGCTTCGTCGCCCGTGAGGCCGACAATTCGCATGAACAGTGTCGCAGTAGTCGCAACTGTTGAGATATCAAGCTCTGCAGTTGAACGACCGTTTGCTGTGGACCCCGAAGTTGCAGTTGCCAAAGAGGCGTTTGCAAAAATGTTCGAAAGTGCAGTAGCGCGGTCAGTTGAACTGCCGTCTGCCGCAACCATAAACAATTGGTTGGGGTTGTCCGCCACGAAGGCTTTTACTGGATGGTTCGTATCAACGCTTACGTTGTTTGAACCGGGCCAATAGTTTTTCCAAGTTGATTTACCTGATGAACTATCAACATACTCTACGCCCATAAGGACCCCAAGTGCGGGCACTGTTCCACCATTGGCATTGCCAACAATATCAATTACCCCAGCCGCCAAAGGAATTACTGGCGAATACTGGTAAATGGCATTCGTATTGTTAGATGCAATCTCATACTGAGTTACACCAGTGGTGTTTGCGCCTGCGCCATTAAGCCCGATAGGACGAAGACCAAAGGCAGTATCTTGGTTTGCCATTTGTTTTTCTCCTTATCAGGGCGACCCTAACTACCGTCGAGGGCCACCGAAGGTTACACGAGATTGACGATCCGGTTTAGAAATCGTCATGGTTGAATGTTGGTTTTGAGCCATCAACTCAGAATCAACCGCCTGCACCTGATCCGCATTACGTCTTTGATAGTACGCATTACGCTCCTGTGCAGTCTCATCTGGGATGCGGGCCAAAACTAACCCACCTACGCCAAAAACACCTTCATACTTACCTGAATCAACAACCGGGGCCTCAAAATCAGGATACTCGTCCTTACGAACTAACTCCCAACCCTCACGCATTTTTGCGCTGATATTTTTAGTATCATCAAAACCACGCGTTTCTGCGCGTATCCAACGATGCCGATACCCATCCGGTGCAGGCGGTGCGTCTAACATAGACGGAGGAGCCCACGGACGCCGTTGCGCCGTTTTCTCCCTTGTTTGGTTAGCGCGAGAAGTTCGCTCGATTGTTCCTGTTTTTTCTTCAGACATCTAACTTACTCCTTCACGTATTTCGCATATTCTTCTAGCGGCACACCCAATTTTTTCGCAATTGCGACTTGGCTAGGGGTGAGTCTAACCTTTTTCCCACTGCTGCGCCCAGAAGCTGACCTAGATACACCAGCAACCGTCTGAGCGGGCCGTCTGCTAGCATTTTTTACACTGCCACCAAAAGTGTCGGCAATGCGTCGATCAAGCTCAGTATAGTACTCATCGCTCGTCGGGTCAAACCCTTCGTTCTCAACAAGCTTTTTATGTATTCCAAAGGCCGCAAAAGTTTTCGCCTCATCTTGACCAAACCAATCGTTCCTTTGCGCCCATTCTTCCGCTTTGCGATCAGGACGGCGTATTTGTTGTTGCGGTTGGTACTGTTGCTGCGGCACAATCGGCTGTTGTTTTTGCCGCTCTTGGGACATTTTAGCCTGTTGAGCTCGCTCCGCTTGAGAATTAAGAGACATCATGCGTTTATTGGCCTCAACTGCGGCGGCAGTGTCACCAATTTCCATTGCACGGGCCAAATCCCTTTCAGCTTGCGCCATTTGAGTTTCAACACGAGCGCTATACTCTGAAACGTAATTGTCATCCAAAGCGGTAAAACGTTCTTTTAACCTATTCGCCTCTTCTTGAACCTGTTTCGCGTAATTAAGTGCTTCCTGTTCGCGCCGTTCCGCCTCACGCATTTTCTTAGTTAAACGATCTATACGCTTTTGAGTAGCGTTTTCAGCCTTTTGAAACTGATCCTCTGAAGCCTCTTCAAATTCAACTTCTGGAGCTTCAACCTCAACCTCAGTGTCTATTTCAAGCTCAAGTTGATCTTCTGATTCTGCCATGATTTTCTCCTAGTAATGCAAAACGTCTTCTGGATCTTTGATGCGAGCCAAAATCTCATCATCATTCAAAATTCGCACCTCGCCGCCGTCAATATTAAAGCGAGAGCCCGAATATCGTGCAAACATCACCCAATCCTTCTCCTCGCACCAAGGGCCGGAAGGAAATTTGTTAGAGTCCTTATAAGCCAACGGGCCTACCTTAAGGACATAACCAACTTGAGTGGAAACTTGTTGCTGTTCTACAACAGTATCTGGCATGTAAAGACCTTTTTCAGTCTTCCCCTTACCCCTGTAGGGTAAAACCAATATCCGCCAACCTGTAGGATTAGGCATTCTTTCTAGGAGAGAGCCACCAATATTGTCAGGATTTAAAACCTTTGGGGCTTCGTAAGCATCTGAAAGTTTAGCTACCGCTTCTTGCACAGACGCTAAATTAATTTTTGTGTCAGTCAATGCTGCGCTCCTGTTTATCTAGCAGGCCCTTGAGTTCCTGTTCCACGTGATTTAGGGCTTCTAAGTTCCCCATGAGCTCACGATACTGCTCCATAGACTTGACGTTGCCATACTGCATTAAATCGACAACGGCATGTCTACGTTCCCTTATAATGCGAAACACCGCTTCCGCAACGTAAATTTCATCCATTTCCTCAATTGATCCTATATTTCTACCTTTTTATAGGAAAAGTTAAGAAAATATGCAAGAAATATTACTCGCGAATCTCAAAATGAGGGCCGTCTATAAAGGGTCTTTTTCCTTGAGAACGTCTGAGGTCAATGTAAGCGTTCATTGCTTCCTCCATAGTCCCTTCCCACCGACGAATATCATCAATATGCCACGCCGCACCCCACCGGATAGGCACCCCAACGATAATTGCAGCCTCTTTGATTGCATCCGCAAGATCATCGTACAAATTAAGTTCCCAAGAGGCCCGCGAATTTACAAAAGCCATAACGTCGATGGCCTTTCCCTCAAGATGCAGCGATTTCATTGTCTTGCTCGCGCCCTTTGCAACAAGCTCTTTTTGCTCATCCAAAGTTCTCAAGCCTTGAATTACGCCAAAGTCTGTTTTGGTCAACGTAATCGCCTGCTTGGCTACCGCTTGCAGCCTTTCGTCAACGCCCTCTAACTTATCAAGGCTTCGTCTGCTTAGTTTAAATGTCATGGTTTCGCTTTCATATATTTACCTACTGCCCTACCCCCAAACCAAAAACTGATTATGGCGGCAAACAATCCAGACGTAGCATCGTCCCAAATCAAAGAAAGAGAGCGACCTAAGTCATTACCCGCGTCCATCAAAGCAATCAACGCCGTCACTTTGATGGCAACGAAAAGGCCAAAAAAAACGTAAGTGATGACAGGACGGACAGAACCTCTAAGTCCGTTAATAAACCAACCAGCGTCGATACTGTCATGCTTATATAAACCTTCCGTCTCTTTTATCTCCGCTTGCTTGTCCATAATGTTAAGCTGCAATTCATTACGCTTCGTCATCATGTCCATCTCAAGCTGCATCCGCTCAAGATTGTGCTTATGCTCCTGCCCCGCCTTAAAATAATTCAAAACTTCTGGCAGAAACGACGTACCAAACCCTAGCAGGCTTCCTAAAAGTGTAATCATACCATAATCGTCCCGTATAAGTTCATTTTAGTATTAAGAAGAAACTCAAGAGCCCTCACCATAAGAAACACCATAAAATCCTCAACGGTTGTCATACTTTTCCTCGTGAACAACCTTTTCCGACGTGACCGTTGTCTTGGACTCCTTGCCCATCCATATGCCAAAACAGCCTGTGAGTGCGCCCATGCAAACTGATACAAGCCCTGATTGTGCTACCGACGGGTCAGGAAGCGACATAAACCAGTGCACTGCCTGATAGGTCAGTACAGTAACCGCTAACATCATTAAACGAGGAAGTATTTTTAGACTATCAATGTATTTTGCAGTGACCTGTACCATTCAGACCTCCATGTCTAAGACTTGTCCTTGCGGCTGTACTTGCGTATTCTGCGCCCCAAACTTATCATAACTCAACATTAAATCAAGTTTTTGCCGCTCAAGCACTTTTTCAAGCTTGTGTGCAAGGGCATGTTCCTTTTGCACCTGTTGCTGCGCTTGATGGTTCTCAATGCTTTCACGAGATCTCTCAACTTGTATTGCAAACGGTAAACTTCCGACTGGATCAAGCATTGGCTAACCACACGAACCCAACAAGAGCACCCACTCCAAGAATAAACACAAATATCCCCGCCACCCACTCTAGGATCCTTTGCTTTATCTCCATCCTACGAAACTCATGCTCACGCTTTTGCTTCCTAATTTCAGCCTCTATCCGCAAAAATTCCTGCCAGTGGCTAGGCCCAAGTATTGCAGGGTGCGATATTAACTCCCGCAACTCATC